GGTGCGGCCTCTGCCGTCATCGACACCGTTGCCGGGGGAGCGGTCGCAGAGGGCGGCGTGTCGACGTTCGCTGGGGGAGCGGCCTCGACGCTCACAACTCTGCCTGGAGAGGCTACAGCCGGGGGCGGATCGAGCCTCTTCCGAGTCGAAGGCGTCTTCGCGACTACGGCCGGAGAAGCAGTGGCGGACGGCGGCACGGCTGATTTTGTCGGCACGCAGAGCGCCTTCTTCACCACGCTCGCTGGATCTGCCGTCGCGAGTGGCACTTCGAGTACCTTCCTTGTAGATGGACTGCCCCCTGACAAACCGGAGGTTCCTATGTCAACGCTCGGCCTCGCCGAACTGGAGATCGCGTATCTCCGAGCGGCGTCAGGCGCTACCGACGACCTCTCGCTCGCAGATCTGCGAATGCTTGTCTACGGGGCCGACGAACGCGCACACTTCGCCCTCCTGTCGGGGCTCACTCCTGAAGAGGCGTATAGTCTCGCCGACCACATGCTCGCGTTCTACCGTGGCGAAACAGGTCTCAGCGATGTCAGTCTCGTCGATGCGGCCCGTGCTTATTGGGTTCAGGAACTCGCACCGTAGGATTACCTCATGGCAACGACCCTCCATCTTCAGAGCCAGAACGTCGGCGGCAACGACTTCATCAGCGTGAAGCACGAGCAGTTCGACGGCCTCCTGCATGACTACGACCCGAACCTCTCGTGCATCTTCGTGCCTGCTGAGCACAGAGAGCGCGGCCTCGACGAGTTCTGCTACGCCATCGTGTCGACGGAGCCGAACCGCCCTCCTTACATCGTGCGCTGGCTGACTCCGCAGATGCTCGACAACCCCGAGAAGATTCTCACCTGGATCTGGGAGGGCGATGTTCGTCGTCTCGGGAAGACGACTATCCTGGACCGGCTGGAGGCCGAAGAGAAGTTCCGGCAACTAGCCATAATGCGCGCTCGTGCCGAGGTCCGTGCAGAACAGCAGGATCTCCTGGAGAATATCGTGAGAGGCGGACGTAACCGCCTGCACACCTATCGGCATGACGGGGTGACGTACCGATGACAGTTCGACCCTCTACCCGCACCTATGGCACGCTCATGATGGACGTGAAGCGTCGATTCGGTGACGAGTCCGGAGTGCAGTTGGAGGACTCCGACATCCTCCGCTGGGCAAACGACGGTCAACAGCAGATTGTCACCGAGAATCGCGTCCTCAGGGCTCGCGGCACACTCAACACCGTCATCGGCACGTACGACTACGACTTCCCAAGCGACTCGATCCACTCAATCATCAGCCTGCATCACAACGGAATCCCGCTTCGCAACCTCACCTTTCAGGAGGCTGAGAACAGCATCATCGCCTCGGACCCGAATCGAGAGCAGTCCGGTACTCCGGTTGCATGGTGGTTCTGGGGGGATACCTTCACGGTCTGGCCGACCCCGGACTCGACCGGAACCCTGACGCTCTACTACACGCGGAACCCTGAACCGCTGACCGGAGATCCGTCCCAACTCCTCGACATCAGTGACAAGTATTACTCCGCCCTCGTCAACTACGTCCTCCAGAACGCCTATGAAATGGACGAGGACTGGCAGGCGGCTCAGGCGAAGGAGATGCAGTTCAAGACGGCTCTCGCCGAGCAGAGGGAAGAGGATTTCCAGAACTCGGACGATTTCTACCCCGTCGTGACGGAGGTGCAGTGACTTGCCCGCTCGCAACCCTCTCGTCATCGGACCCTTCTCCCGTGGCCTGAACACCTACGACGACCCGACAGCCGTACTGGACGACGAGCTTGTCGAAGCCCTGAACTGGGATCCGGGGCTGGAAGGCTCTCTGAAGAGCCGTCCCCCCTTTCAGGATCTCGGCGACCCGCTCCCTCTCGGTGCCACAGGCAATGCACGCATCATCGGCGTCTACTACGCAACGAACGGAGATGCTCACCTGATCGCGAGCGATGGCCTGTCGAGCACCTACGCCTATGCCTCGGGAACGTGGACTCTCATCACGAACACCTTCGCCGCAAGCGCAATGGCTCAATACGATGGCAAGGCGTGGCTCGTCTCCCCTGTCGGAGAAGCCGACCCTGGAGGGTACTGGACGCCGGGAGGAGGTTTCACTGCCGACTCCGATATGCCGCACGGTGACGTGATCGTGTCGTACAAGTTCCGGCTCTGGATCGCTCCGGGGAAGAACGCGGCGAACGGTACCCGTGTCTACTACTCCAAGGTTCTCGGTCAGCCCTCCTTCTGGACCTCTCCAGGCTTCGTCGACATCGGAGCAGGGGACGGGCAGAGCGTTGTAGCCCTCATCACCTACTACAACTCGCTCCTCGTCTTCCGTACTCAGTCGATCTACGCCTTTGAGTACGTCACAGATCCCGGCCAGGGTACTGTGCAGGTCATCGTTCCCGGAGTCGGTCTGGAGAACAAGCACACCCTCGTCTCTCACGAGAACTACCTCTACTTCATGTACGACGAGAAGGCGTACGAGTTCATCAACAACCGGGCTGTTCAGATCAACATCAAGGTTCCTTTCTCGGCGGTGAACCAGTCCAACATCGCCTTCCCCTTCACGGTGTCGACGTTCAATAACCGGATCATCTTCGGCTATTACGACACGATGTACGTCTTCTCTCTCCGCACTCGAACGTGGACTCGTTGGCGGTCGCCTGTCTACGGAGCGATCGGCCAGTTCGTATCTCCTGTGTCAGCAGGCACCATTGACGAAGCGTTCGTCCTCCCCTCGAAAGATGTCCCTGTCGGAGGATCTCGTTCGGTTCCTCTCCTCTACATCACAGATGGGGTAGCGAACGTCGCTGAAGAGTTCGAGTGTGTCCTTCAGACGAAGAACTACAACTACAAGCTCTCCTCGAACTTCAAGCGGCTCTATTGGTGGGGCGTGGACGCGATCTTCCGTCGTCGAGTCATCGCCCAGGCCGTTCCCGTCGTCTTCAATCGAAAGCCGACATGGGGAGAACTGCTTGCTCAGGGGATCACCTGGGGAACACTTCTGTCGGGGACGTGGGGCAACCTCTATACCGGAGATGTCTCGATCGTCTCCGACTATGACCTGGAGGGCCTTGGCTCAGTCCGGAAGTTCGTCAAGTTCCGCAAGGGACTTCGTTTCCGGCAGATCTACTTCCGGCTCCGGTTCGAGACAGACGGCTCGATCGCAACGGCTCCGGTGCAGGTCTTCACCCTGTCGGCGTACGTCGACTCGAAAGAAACCGTGTCGAAGACAGTCTCTTGATAGGATGCGCTCATGCCTTACGGGTACAACGCTTCAAGGGGGCGGAACGGCTCTCAGATCGGCGGTGCTGGCTTCAACCGACAGGCCGCAGGTCGAAAGGCGTACGGCGGAGGGCGACCCTACCCGAATGCAGGAAAGACTTCGGACATCGCCGGATACAATGAGCGCGAAGCCAAGAATCGCGCTCGAAAGAACGCCGTCCTGAAGAGGCTTGGAGGTATGTGATGGCTGTTCGTAACCAGATCGAGGGCCGGGGGTCGACAGCGAAGCCGAGCAAGCCCCTTACCCCGCAGAACTCGCAACTGCTGAAGGGTGTTCAGCAGTACAACAAGCAGACCGGCATTCAGCGCATGTTCGGCGTCCCGAACAAGATCGTGAATTCGCCCACGGGACCGGCACCGGCTTCGACGCAGAGGTCGTCAAGCGGCGGCGGTGGCGGCGGCGGAGGCTCCCTGCCCTACGTCGGTGGTTCGATCGGAACATTCAGCGCTCCCGCTGTCGAGCCTCCCGTTCCGAGCGTCGAGGAGTATCAGGCGACCGACTCGATTCTCACAGCGGCTCTGGCCGCTCTCGACCGTGCGCTGAAGGACTACAACACTCAGTACGAGGCCGATATTCAGACCTACGATCGGGACTACAACCAGGCTCTCGGCAATCTGGGCTGGCGCGATCTCGATCCGGGCGATGCAGTCAACATGGGCTGGGACTGGAACGACATCCTCACCTCCAGTGGACGTGCGTACCAGAACCAGCTCAACGACTTCGCGAACCGAGGGATGCTCCAGAGCCAGGCGTACGCAGACGCCCTTCAGACGCTCAACCGCTCGCTCAACGACCAGCGCACGGCAATGGATACCGCTCGCAGTGACTTCCTCGCCGACATGAATCGGAAGAAGACCGAGTTCATGAATCAGGACACGCTGGCTCGTCAGCAGGCTCGTGCCGAGTCGACGAACCGCCGCGCCGCGCAGTACGGCATCATCTGATCGGAGGGCCAGGTGGCCGACAAGAACCGCAACGGGATCGACGACTCCAAGGAGTCTCCGAAGAAGCCCTTCAAGCCGGGTCAGGCGATCACTCGCAACGGCTCGGTAATGCGTCGTGCTCATGAGCGTAAATCTGGACCGGCGGTTGAGATCCTCGCTACTCCCGTCACGCAGGGGCTCAACTTCCTCGGAGACCTCCTGACCGGGTTTCAGCGCAACAAGTGGGACTCCTACGGAACCGGCCTCGGGGATCAGGCGTTCGGCGTGGCGGAGGGCTACTACCGCAATGCGAATAAACAGCCCGGCTTCAACGACACCGTGCTCGCGAACATGTTCCCGACGAACTCCTCTCCTGTCCAGAAAGCGACTAGTCGCAGTCCTGAGCGGGATCGTATCCACCGGATCTTCCGCAACGACTCCGACCAGTCCGGAAGTGAGGTGGAAGGGCCGACGCGCCAGACTTTCGCAAGCACTCTTGCCGAGGCGATCCAGTTGCTTCAGGGATTGGGCGGCGGGGGAAGCATCTCCTACGACCCTCAGCGCAACGCTCTTCGTCAGAATGCGGCAGAGGCTGACGCTCAACTCGCGGCGATGTACGGCGGGCTGGCGAACTCGATCGCGGCAGACGCCGCTGGTATCGGTACGGCCTACGACGAGGCGATCAAGCGTCAGGGCGACATCACGAACCAGGCAGGGCAGAGCATCCAGCAGGGGTACCAGTCCGGGACCGACATGCTCACTCAGCAGGCTCAGGCGCTCGGTATCCAGGAGGCTATCGCCAACCAGATCGAGTCCGGGCAGACCGCCGCTGGCGATCTCCAGCAGAACCTCGCCGCGAACGCGGCGGCAGGTCAGACGGCCCAGACGCTGTTGAATACCAACCGTGCCTCCGCGCTCGACTACAACACTGCCGTCAAGCAGGCGGCTCAGCAGGAGGGTGCCGCTCAGCGTGCCGCTCGGCAGGCCGCTCTTCAGAGGCTCCTCGCCGACATCGACATCGCCGAACAGGAGGCGAACGCCTCCGCTCAGGGAGACCTCGGTGGATCAGCCCTTTCGCTCGCTCAGTGGCTCTACGGTCAGGGCACTGATGAGGCTCGCCACCAGGACGAGATCGCGATGCAGGCTCAGAAGATCGCGAACGACTACGACCTCGGCCTGTTGCGCTGGGGACAGCCTCAGCAGGGCATGACGTTCGACGAGGCCACGATGTTCCTCGCCAACCTCATCGG